CATAGACGGAGGAATGCTATCACAAGCACTAACTGATCCAGTTACCTCAGAGGTAGATGGTGGAACACCAACAACAACTGTTTGGGAAGAAAGCTATGACGGTGGCGAGGCAGAGACAAAGCTGCTTTACCACACAGCAACATATACTTTACGCACAGTGTATGATCTTGGAGTCTTAAAGCTAGATGTTGCCACAGACTCATACTGGGAAGACTTTGTGCCACTAAGCTATTTTGCTAAATATGTAGAAAACGAATATTCTGGGTTAGACTATAAAATCGATAGCCTTCAGTTAAACATTTCCAATCCAGAAATAAGAATGTTGCTTGGCCAAGACTACGATACATCAATGTCACAGGTTAGGCTATATGTGTCATTTCAATACCTATCTTCTGGAGCAAACAAAAATCCTGCAAACTTTACGATAGAGAAAAGCCCAAGATACTCTAATGTTGTAATTCCAGATAGCTCATGGCAGTCAACAAGATACGAGGTTGTTGACAATGCAATTCTCTACTTGCCACAAAACGTAAACTTCCGTGACCTTGCCATTGTCTTGCAACTAGAAATGAAAAATTCTGCTAGCCTATCTAACCCAATTAAGATTAAGTCTATACAACTATCGCCTAAATCACTAAGCGTGGCTACATCAAATCCTATAAACACAAAACTAGGGAAAGAGATTTACTCGTATGCAAAGTCAGGACTCTACTATGACTATGCTGGAAGAAACCCATTTACAATCTACAAGGGAAGCACCCCCTACCTGTACCTGACAAAACACAGCGGTATAGAGCTCAAGGATACAGAAGATGGACAACAGACAGGATTTTCATTCCCAATTAACCAAAGCTCTGCACCAAAATACTCTGTATCAGCAATGCAGACTGCGATGAGAGTAAATAAAGACTCCTTTGCAACTACTGGAATTAGCGGAACCCCAATCGAGCCACTTTTTGAATTAGAAACTAAAGACCATACTCTAAACTTTTACACGCAGGCAATTGATTCGCTAGGACGCAGAGCCAAGATCTACGCAATTGATACTAGAACAGGTGTCGTTGCCAATGACATGCTTTACTACATAAATGGCAAGATAGTTAAGGATCCAGTAATTAATGTTGGGGAGTGGAATATTCTTGCCATATCTTTCACAAAGCCACTAAACCTTAATGGATATTCTGGCTCACTTAGAGTGGTTGGCAAAAATATCCTAATTAATAATTTGTCACACTATCAACTAACAAGTGCACAAGAGGTTATAACAACGGCACAAAGATCCTGGGCGGAAGTTAAAGAACCAGACGGAAGCGTTGTTATGTGGAGTTATTGGACAGAGTTTGAGGACGGAACCTGGCAAAATGTGCTAAATCTTGCAGATGCTATCCTATCAACCGTTAATCCAGAAGAATTTTACAAGGCATATACAGGAACAAACAAGAAAATAGTAGAAGACGACTCACAATTAACGTTTAGAGACTACGAATATAACTTCTATAGTGACATATCGTGGAAATCAAATACCATAACTCCAGTTTAATATGGTATAATAGTGGTTATGAGTGAAGAAAAATTTAGAGTTCCTGGTCAAATTGGTGAATCTAAGGTTACTGTAATTGATAAGCAGTACGACTGGGGAATCTATGTTTGGAAGCGAGAAAACGGTAAGTGGTTTACGGATGAAGACGGCAACATCCTAAACGTTCCGTCTCATAGGGATGATCAAATTCAGTTACAAAAACTTCGTGATGCTGCCAGCTATTACGGAGAGCCAAACGGACAGCCATACTTTTTCGCAGGTATGGGTAGAATTTCCGATGAAGAATATAGCGAACAAGTGGATAGAATGGCAAATGGCCTTATCCCAAACCTCAACGATCTAGGTGCTGTGCAGGCAGCGAAAGATACTATTGCAATGTATGGGGATGAAGAATAATGCCAGAAGAATACTACATTAGAGATATTGGCCTTCCAGATGCGGAAGAACAGACTAATGCTTTTAAAGACCAAGACCCATTTGGAAAGTCTTGGGATGACCTAAAGGCACTAAGTGGCCTAGAAAAGAATTTTAAGAGAAGGTCAGACAGAATTGCTAAAGCAAATAACGACCCAGTCGTAGAAACGTCTATGGGCTACAACAATGTTGACGTAATGTCTAGAGGATATCAAGATTCTGCTCTAGCCACCAGATCTGGTATTGGCGGTGCAGGCTCTAAGGAGATTAACCCAGGACGTGTATACCGCAACGGCTACGGAATGTTTGACGTTATTACTCCACCATGGAACCTATACGAACTTGCAAACTATTACGACATGTCTTTTGCTAACCACGCAGCGATTGATGCCAAGGTAGAGAACACCGTTGGCTTGGGCTACGACTTTCACGCAACCCAAAGAACCCTCATGGCACTTGAGTCATCAACAAATGAAACTGCAACAGAGAAGGCACGTAAGCGTATTGAACGTGCCAAGGTAGAGATGAAGGACTGGATTGAGTCACTAAACGATGACGATTCATTCACACACACCATGATGAAGTTCTTTACAGATGTTCAAGCAACTGGAAACGGATACCTTGAAATCGGTAGAACAGTTACAGGCGAGATTGGCTATGTAGGTCACATTCCAGCAACCACTATGCGTGTACGCAGACTACGTGATGGCTTTGTGCAGATTATTGGAAACAAGGTTGTTTACTTCCGCAACTTTGGTGCAAAGAACCCAAACCCAATTACTAACGACCCAAGACCAAACGAAATTATCCACTACAAGGAATACTCACCTCTAAACTCTTTCTATGGTGTCCCAGACATCCTGTCTGCCATTGGTGCACTACAGGGAGATGCAATGGCATCACAATACAACATTGACTACTTTACCAACAAGGGTGTTCCACGATACGTTGTTACTCTTAAGGGTGCAAAGCTTTCGGAAGAAGCAGAAGACAAGATGTTCCGCTTTTTGCAGACAAGCCTAAAGGGATCAAACCACAGAACCCTATACATTCCACTACCAGGTGACACAGACACAAACAAGGTAGAGTTTAAGATGGAAGCAGTTGAGAATGGTGTTCAGGAAGCATCGTTCAACGAGTACCGTATCCGTAATCGTGACGACATTTTGGTTGCTCACCAAGTTCCACTATCTAAGATTGGTGGTGGCGACTCTGCTGCTATCGCTGCTGCACTTGCACAAGATCGCACCTTCAAGGAGCAGGTAGCAAGACCAGCCCAGCGTAATCTAGAAAAGGCACTAAACAAAATTATTCGTGAGAAGACAGACATTCTAGAGTTTAAGTTTAACGAACTAACTCTGACAGACGAAATTGCTCAGTCTCAGATTATCGAAAGATATGTCAAGACTCAGGTTATCACTAAGAATGAGGCCAGGGAGCAGCTTGGACTTCCACAACACCCAGAGGGCGACGAGTTCCTTGACCTATCTCCAAGACAGGCAACAGATGCTCGTGCTAATTTGGCAGGGAATCGTGCAAGAGACACTGAAAGATCAAACAATGCATCTGACAGTACTGCAACCGTTTCAGGAAGAAATGCACAAGGGGAAGGAAGAGCGTCTCAATAAAAATTGTTACAAAAACTTAACATTTTTATAAAAAGGCTCTATAATTAAACTAGTATGACTATCTCTAAAGCACATTGGGACGTTGAGGGTGAAGATGTTCGCCTATCAATGCCGTTCAGCAAGGTTGACAAGGAACGAAGAATCGTTTCTGGTTTCGCCACGCTTGACAACGTAGATCGTCAAAATGACATTGTCACCACAGAGGCATCTCTAAAGGCCTTCTCAAAGTTCCGTGGCAACATCCGTGAAATGCACCAGCCAATCTCTGTTGGCAAGATGGTCTCATTTAAAGAAGACAAATACTTCGATCCAGAAACAAAGAAGTTCTATTCTGGAGTTTACGTCTCAACATATATTTCAAAGGGAGCACAAGACACCTGGGAGAAGGTTCTAGATGGAACTCTTTCAGGTTTTTCTATTGGCGGTAGAATGAAGAAGTATGACGATGCCTACGATGCTAATCTAGACAAGACCGTACGTATTATTAAAGAATACGATCTCATGGAACTATCACTAGTTGACAGCCCAGCAAACCAGTTTGCAAACGTCCTTTCTGTTCAGAAGGTAGACGGAGTAGACACCGTTAGCGGAGATCTAGCAGACACACAAATTGAGAATGTGTTCTGGGATGCAGAATCTGGAATCGTAATGCTTTCAGAAGAAGAGACCGTCATCAGCCCAACCAGCGGTGCTCAAATGCAAAACATAGGTTTCGTTGAGAAAAACGATAACGAAAAAACAGATATGATAAAGTTCTTAGTTGATAGTGCTAAAGGCATTAGTACAATTGAGATAAACAAGGAGGTAAGTCCTATGACTGACACAACAAATGAAGTAGTTGAGGCAGTAGCAGAAGTTGTTGCTGAAGAAACTACAGTTGAAGAAACACAGGTCGCTCCAGAGGCAGATGTTGTAGAAACTGCTACCGAAGACTCAGGTGTAGAAAAGGCTGACAAGCCAGGATACATGGGAGCCACTTCTGAAGATGATGAAGAAGAGGATGACGAAACTGAAGAGGTAGAAGACGAAATGAAAACAACATCTAAGTCAGATGACGTAGCCAAAGAGATTGATGCAATTGCAGAAGTCAAAGATGTCGTCACAAAAGCCTTTAGCGATCTAACTGCTGTAGTTCAGGCACAAGCCGAACTAATTGCAGAACTAAGCAAGTCGATTGACGCAGTAAAAAATGAGGTAACTGCTACCAAAGACGTGTTTAACGAGTTTGGAAAGAGAGTAGACGCTGTCGAAGCTGACACCGCTTTCCGCAAGTCTGGCGATCTAGGCGAGATCGTACAGGAAGCTCAACCAGAACAGGTTGAGAAATCCCTATGGGGCGGTCGTTTCCTCAAAACTGCCGATTTATTCAAATAACAAAAAATCACTTAGGAGGTGAACAATATGTCGGAAGAAATTATTAAAAATCAACCAGGTACATCAGGCCAGCTAGGAGGAACTACTCCAGGTCTATACCAAGGACAGGGTGCATTTGCATCAGGATCTGAGGATGGCACAAACGTACCAGGTAACTACGCAACTGCTGGTGCAATCGGAAATATTCCTGTTGCTCTTGCTGGTGTGACTGATGGTCCAAACGCTGTAAATCCTTCGGGAGCTGCAGGTAGCGGTATTCTACGCCCTGAACAGGCACGTCGTTTTATTGACTACGTATGGGATGCTACTGTACTCGCCAAGGATGGTCGCCGTGTGACTATGAGAGCGAACACTATGGAACTTGAAAAGGTTAACGTAGGTGAGCGTGTAATTCGTGCTGCTGCACAGGCTGTTGGTGACTACACTAACGCAGGTGCAAGCTTCACAAAGGTTGAGCTTACTACCAAAAAGATTCGTCTTGACTGGGAAGTATCAGCCGAAGCACTAGAAGACGGTATTGAAGGAGGTGCTCTTGAGGACCACCTAGTACGTTTGATGACAAACGCTTTTGCGAATGACATCGAAGATCTAGCGATCAACGGAACAGGTGACTCTGGAGACGGAGCATTCCTTGGTATTATGGAAGGTTTCGTAAACAAGACCACTACAGGTGGATTTGCTCACGAATCTCTCGTAACCGTTACTGGTAACCAGTGGACACCAGAAGTAATGCAGGACATTATCTTGGCTATGCCTCGTAAGTACCGTGCCCTTAAGAGCAATCTTAAGTTCTACGCAGGTACTGACGCATTCCAGGGAATTGTCAAGCACAATGGTACACTTGCAGATGCAATTGCAGAGGCTTTCTCTCCAGTTCCTGCAGGTACCCCTGCTAACCGTCAGAGCTACCTAGATGGTGCTGCTCAGACATTCGGTGCTGCACGTACTACTCGTGTTCTCGGTATTGATGTACAGGAAGTTCCTTACTACCCTGAAGGCTATGTCGATTTGACATTCCCTCAGAACCGTATTTGGGGATTCCAGCGTGACATCACCGTAAACCGTGAGTACAAGCCAAAGAAGGACACAATTGAATACACAGTATTCGTCCGTTTTGGTGTACAGTGGGAAGAGCAGGATGCAATCGCATTCGCTGATGCTGGAGCAGATTCATAATCTGCAACAACACCTTAAGGGGGGCAGGGGTTTCGGCCTCTGCCTCCTTTTTAATTTATCTGCTATAATTAATATTTAGGAGGCATTTATGTCAGAAAATAAAAACAACGAAGAAATCACCGAGATCCTTGACGAAGAGGTTCCTGCAAATCTTGCTGAAGGCGAAACAATTATTCCAGAGGAAAAGTTCGAAGAGTTTGAGGCTGCAGTAGACGAAGTAATTAAGAGCAAGAGTGTAAAAGAAGCAACAAAGACCGAGGATGTTATCAAGGCTCCAGTTGCAGACCAGGTAGTACCAGGACTAGGCCCAGTGGCCGATGGCGTTATGGGAAGCAGCCTAGTATCTAAAACAGAAAAACCAAAGGTATCTACATCAAAGTCAAAGACTAACGATACTGACAAGGTAGCAATTTACTCATCAAAGAACGTAACTTGGTCAGAAATTGGTAGCAAGGTTTACCGTGGCTACAACATTGTAAAGCCAGAGCTTGCAGAAAAGTGGCTAACCAAAGACTTTATTCGTCTAGCAACACCAGAAGAAGTTGCTAAGGAGTTTGGTCTCTAAATGGAAATTTTGAGGGTTCCGCCATATCCTATTACAACAACATGGAATTTGCCAGATGCAAATTATGACTATACAGTCTATGTTGAGGATTTGGTGGACCACTCAACCCAAGTGTCAACCATAACATCAGACAGCTCTGGGGTGGTAACATATGTTATTCCAGCAGCCAAGGTACAGTTTGACCGTCAGTTTTTAATTAGATTCTATGACGAAGAATTTGAACACATTATCTACGAGTCAAATCTTGATATTATTAGACCATATGTAGACCCAACAAGCCTTGCTACGTCAGGCACGGCATCAGAAATTGCAGACTACAAAATGTGGGAAATGGTTGCAAGATCGCTTATTGACACATACACAGGAATTGGTTTCTATAACCACAAGTCAATTCTACAAGATATCGGGAATGGCCTAGACTATATGCCAGTATGGCGTGACGCAAACCGTGTACTAAAAGTATACGAAAACAATGTACTTGTATTCGATGGAGAAGACACAGAAATTGGCATATCAGATTTTTATGACGAAGACCCCACCTCAAACCCCCACCTTGGCCTAGTCCTTGATGCACCACATGCTTTTAATGTTGGCGAGTCTATAGAGGTTGTATTGCCAAGCGAAGATATCGACGGAACTTATGCAGTTACCGAAGTAATTGACAGCACGACAATTAGAATTAGCCTAGCACTAAATACTGTAAATGGACTGACTGGAACTGGAGAGACCGTTAAAAGAGTTTGGGCAAATAGCTACAAGATTACACTAGACAACTCAGCAATTGTAAAAGAGTTTACAGGATACACAGAAATCATCAGTGTAAACTATCCCCTGATGCCAGTCTCTAGAGGAGATTATATTTATGACGCTAGACCATATGGAACTTTTGCCAAAGGCCACGACTACCTGTTCGTTCTTGACGAAGGGTTCCGTGCCATTCCAGCAGACGTAGAGAAGGCTGCAGCAATGCTAATCCACGATCTAAAGTGTGGAAAACTTGACTACTACCAAAAGTATGTAACATCATACAACACAGATCAATTTAGAATTCAGTTTGACAAGAAGATGCTAGAAGGAACAGGTAATCTTATAGTAGACAAAATACTTGACAAGTATATGAAGTCTATTACTAAAGTTGGGGTGCTATAATGGCAATTTGTGAAACTCCAGACTTTGTGTTTCCAATGCAGGCAGACATATTCTATCCAATTGTTGAGCAAGGAACATACGGTAATCTAAAGAAACAATGGATTCTAGACAGAACAGTTGTTTGTAATCTTACCCCAGCAGGCTCTGCTTTTGGAGAAGACGTAAAGCCAAATGTCAACATAACCCAAGAAGGCATTTTGATGGGAAGAGCAAGGACAGATGTTCGTATCTCCACACAAGGATCAAAAAATTCTATCACCAACGTAATCATAACAAACATTAAAGATAAGTTTGGCAATTTTGTTTATCTAGAAACATCTGGCCCAAGGGCAGGAAAATCTACAATTTTTGAGGTCGCTACCAATGAACCATACATGGGACCATTCGGGTCTGTAGAGCACTACGGACTGGTTCTAAGGCGTTCGGAGAACCAGGCGGTAGATCTATGAGGGCAATAATCAACGATAAGAAGTTTATGCGTGATATGAACAACGTTATTGAGTATTCTCTAGGTTTTCTCTCTGGGGTACAAAACGGTAAGGCACAATTTTTAAACAATGTTGGCAAGAAAACCATAGAGGTTCTTAAGCAATACATTGACACAATGGCTAGAGTAGACCAGCAACTTTTACATCACATGTATGAGTGGAACAGAACAGGCAGCCCAGACGCAAGACTATTTGACATAAACTACATTGTTCGTGCTAGCGGAATTTCTTTTGTGCCAGCATTTAGGCAGTCAAACTCTATAAAACAAGGGTCGAAGGTTCCATTTTACGACAAGGCAACAATTATGGAAAATGGTACAGCCGTAACCATCAAGCCAAAGAGTTCACAGGTTCTAGCATTTGAGGAAAATGGAGAAATGGTATTTACCAAAAAGCCTGTAAATGTATCTAATCCTGGAGGGCAGGGCGTTGAAGGATCGTTTGAAAAAACATTTGATAGGTTTTTTCAGGTTTACTTTACCCAAGCATTCCTATACTCTAGCGGAGTGGCTGACTACATAAGGAATCCTGTTGCATTTAAGAGAAACCTAAAGTCTGGTAAGTCTGGCGGAAGATCAGTTGGCAAAAAGGTAGGCTACAATTGGATAGCAAGGGCAGGGATTGGTAGATAATGACAATATATTCTTCAGAAGAACAGGCATCAGTAGCAAGCGGTAGCTACGTAATCAACACACCAATGCTGTGGATAAA